ATCGAGGGGCCGTCCATGGCGCCGAGCTGGTCGAACGCCGGGGTGGACTTGCCGGCCTTGCGGGCGCGGGTCACCATCTCGCGGACCGTGTTGGGCATGAGCCCCCAGCGGCCCATCCCAGCCTCACCGGCATGGATCCCGTGCTGGATCTTGGCGTGCTTGGTGTTCTTGCCCCCGGAAGACTCGACCTGCATGATCGTCCAGAGGAACCGATCCTCGGGCTGGGTCCCGAAGTCATCCTTGGGGGCCTGGGCGGTGATCGGCGCTGGCGACGCGGACGGGCTGGGAGCCGGCGACGGCGGAGAGGCCGTGGCGGTCGACAGGCCTATGAGCGAGGCTGCCCCTAGGGCGCGCAGCTTGTCGCCGATCGCCTTGTCGAGAACATCGTCAAGCTGCCCTGAGTCTACCTTGCCGCTCATCTTCCCTTCTCTGGGCCGTCTCCTTGGCCTTGAACCTTCCCTTGGAGTTGCCCTGCCACCGATGCTTGGTACACAGGGTGCATCGGACCGACCTCTTGCTCTTTCCTCGCCTGCGGTGCGCCATCAGATGTTGGAGACGAACATGTTGGCCCCGATGTGGGTCTTGATGGAGGCCCGGTAGCCCTTGTAGGCCTCCACCAGGTCGTCCCGCTTCTGCTTCAGGAGCCGCTGCATGTCGTCGCTCGCGGACTGGCCCTGACCGTCAAGGCTCAGGCTCTGGCTCGAGACGCGGAACATCGGGATGAGGGTGTCGAGCAGCAGGATGGTCGCCTTGGCGCCGATCGCCTCGTTGAGGTAGACCGGGACGTTGCCCTCGGGCGAGCAGAAGCCGACCTCGCACTCGACGGTCCAGTAGGCTGGCACCCAGCCCTGGATCCCGATGAACTGCAGGATCGTGGCGCCAGAGGTCTGGGCGGCGGTCGTGAACCCCACGGCCGCGAACGCCGGGTTGATCGGGTTGACGAAGATCTTGCCGTGCGGCGCGTACGACATGTCGATCCACTGGTTCGGGATCTGGTAGATCTGGTTCCCGGCCGGGTAGCGGTCGTTCTCCTGCGGGCCGTCCTTGTAGGACGCCGACTGGATCGCGAGCTTCAGGACCTTCTGGACCGGCTTGTACGGGATCTCGCACCAGATGTTGTTGTAGTACAGGTTCGGGTCGAACGGCAGGCGCACGCGGCGGAGCACCGGGCTCACCGTCGTCTTGGTGTCCATCTCGACCTGGGCGATCCCGCGCTTGATGAAGTCCCTGAGCATCGCCGAGGTAACCTTCTCCTTCGGGTTGAACGGGTTCACGAGCGGGATCCCGAACAGGAAGCGGTCCTTCAGGACCTGAGGGGTAAGGATGGGCTCGACGCGGTCCGGACCGCCGCCCGCGTCGTACGCGTCGGTCGGGTATACGGACCCTTGGCCCTTCTTGACGTCGGTATAGTCAGCCATCGGTCACCTCAGCAGAAGGCCTTTCTCGTGTCGGTGTCGACCGTGACGATGTCCCCTAGGACGTTCATGGTGTAGACCTTCGCGCTCGGCCCGGTACCCTCGGTCAGCTGGAAGGTCATGGAGTTGAACTGGATCTCGTCGGTCGCCAGGATGTCGACGTACCAGATCGACCGGTCCTCCGAGAACGGCATCGTGGCGGCCCTGGAGATCGCCTTGGAACCGTCGTTGTGCTGGAACTTAACCACCCCGGTGGCGGGCGTGGCCGCCGAGTAGCGGAGCCCATCCTTGTTAGGCTGGACCACCTGGAAATAGAGCCGGTAGGGGTTACCCCGGATCAGCTCGATCGTCTCGACCTGGGCGAAATCGTTGACGTTGCAGACGTTGTCGAGCAGTCGGATCGCAAAGTTCATGAGGCCAAGATTAGGCCTACTCTTCTTCCCCGCCCGGCAGCTCGACCCTGTCGGCCAGCCCCTCCGCGACCGCCTGGTGGGAGGTCATGAAGGTGTCCTTGGAGCACACCTCCTCCCAGTACTCGGGCGGGCGCCCAGACCGCTCCGCGTAGATCTCGTACATCCGCTCCCGGACGCGCTTGCTCTCTCGGCCCCAGCTCTCGAAGGACTTCGGGATCCCGATGAACCCCTCGTAGCCGTCGTGGACCATCACGACGGCCTCCCGGGTCAGGACGCGCTCGTCGGCGGCCTGGAGGATGACGGAGCCCATGCTCATGACGTGTCCGCAGCCCCTCATCGTGACGTAGCACGGGGAGTTCTTGATGGTGTCGTAGATGGCCATACCGTGGTGCCACGACCCGCCGAGGTTGTTCGAGATGATGGTGATCGGATCCTTGGATAGCTGCTCAAGGAAGTGCATGTTCTTGATGAGCTTTTCCGCCATGATGGCGTCGGTCCCGGACTCTTGACCCTCGACGTCCGCCATCACGGAGCCGAGGTAGATCGTGCGGGTGGGCACGAAGATCTCGTAGTCGTGGAACTTCTCCAGCTCGTCCCTGCTGAACTTGCGCGGCATCAGCGCACCTCGAACGGGTCGGAGCTGTCCGTCGGGATGTTCTCCTCCTCGGCGGCGGTCACCCGGACGGACATCGGGCCCAGCTTGCGCTCTGACACTACCGCGTGGCTCACGAGCCCGTCGTTGGCGATCCTGGGGGTGAACCAGAACCCATCGCCGGTCGTGACCTTGAGGGCTACCGGGGTGTCGGCGCCGGCAAGCCAGCCTCGGACCTGGTCGCCATGGAGGCGGGCGAACGCGCCGATCACCGCCCCGTACTCGTCAAGGGCAGGGAAGCTCTCGTGGGACGGGATGGTCTCGATGACCTGAACCTCGAAGCGATAGATCCGCGCCATCCGGACCTCCTCGGCTAGATGATACCACGCTGCGCCAGGCGACGCTTGGCCTCCTCGAAGGTCGCCTCGCGGCCCTGGATGTCCGGGCGATCCTTCTCGATCTCGAGGACCGTCCCGTGGAGCGCGACCATGAACTTGGCCTGCTGGTGAACCTTGACCGTGATGATCATGTTCAGGAGGCTGAACAGCAGGAAGCCGAACCAGCCCTCGGCCTGCATCGCGATCGCAGCCGCCAGGTACGGGGCCGTCAGGAACGCGTTGAGGTACATCGAGGCTGCCATGACCACCGAGACAAACTTGACTATCCGGACTTCCGACGAGACTTTCTTCATACAAAGGCGGAGGAACCAGGGGGTTTGGCTCCTCCGCCCGAAACGGTCCTTCGACGCTTCGTGCGCCGTCAGACCTGATCAGCCTGATCCGTCAGGCTGCAAGCTTGACCGCGAGGTCGTACGCCAGGGTGTTGAGACGGACGGCCTGCGGGATGGAGCTGAGCTTCCTCGTGGTCGCGTTGCGGACCTCCTCGGAGACCACCTTGCCGTCCAGGTCCAGGGTCCGGCGCACCGCGCGGTAGTGGATGCCGCCGCGCATGAGCGACTCCTGGAGCCGGTTGAACACCGTGAAGGCGTCCTCGTTGGTGTCCTGGTTGCGACGCACCTGGAGGGCCGAGCCGTAGTCCACGGAACCTTCCACGACGTTCGCGTTGCGGAGGCGCTCGTCGACGAGCGTCTTGACGAGGACGTCGAGGTTCTCCTTGGAGAAGGTCGTGCCCTGGAGATGCTGCATCGTCTTGACGAGGTCGTCGATGCCGCCCGTCATGTACTCGACGCCGACCGCGAGCTTGTCGCGGAGGCTGCCGGTATGGATCGCGCGGAACTCGCGGAGCCCGGTGCCGGCGATGACGCCGTTCAGGCATGCGAACCGGAGGAAGCCGAGCATCATCCGGAGGGCCGTGGAGCCGTCATGGCTGTTCATGACCGCGATCTGGACGCGGGACTTGTTCTCGCCGGTCATCCCCGGGATCTCCGGGAAGGAGTCGTTGTGGAGCTGCACGATGTGCCGCTGGAAACCGGCGTTGGACTTGGAGCGCGCAGCCGCGACCTTGGTCTCGACCGGGTACCAGCCGCTGCCCTGGAGGCTGCCGATCAGCTCCTGGGTGGAAGCGAACTGGTAGGTCGGCTTCAAGGTGGGCTTGGCTTGGGTTTGGAAAACGGGGTTCGTCATGATTATCTGACCTCTTGGATCAATGTTACCACGCCGACCGCTAAAGTCAACAGGCTTGTTAACTTAGCGTTAAGTTAGCCGTTTTCTCGATCCTGCGCAACTCGCGGAGCACCAGGACGGTCATCAGGGTGTCGTTCCTGGCGTTGTGGGCAGACGCCTGCGGGATCCCAAGGTAGTTCGCCATCGTCTCGAGCTTCAGGTCCGGGATTCCGGGCAGGAGACCGCGACCGCGCAGCCGCTGGGCGAGCTTGTAGGTGTCGACGACTTCCTGGTCGCACCACTGGTACCACTGGAGGGGTCGCATCAGGTACGCCTGGATGAACTTCAGGTCGAACGGCACGTTCTGGCCTACCACCACGAGCTTCCGGTCGGCCGGCTTGTTCGCCTCGACGAGCTTCACGAGCCCGCTCTGACCTTCCTCGTACGTGATGGCCTCCTGGACGTGCTTCGCCAGGTTGATCTTGTTGACCGCGAGGGCTCCAGGGTCCGCGCGGACCGGCAGGTTGCCGGCCGGCTTGAGCTTGAGGTCGAGCCAGTCTCCCGTGGGGTACAACTCCTCGTCCAGGACGATGAAGAACGCGGTCAGGAGGTCGGACTTCGCGGGCGTAAGGCCACCGGTCTCGGTGTCGAGGGCCAGGTACCGCACCGGTCAGGCTCCCGTGCTCCCGAAGCCACCCTTGCGGGCGGTCTCGGAGAGATCCTCGAAGGTCTGCTGGAACCTCGCGCGGATCACCTCGGCCAGGATCCCCTGGGCGATCCGGTCTCCGGCCTTCACCTTGATGATGGTGGCCTCGTACTGGGCAGGAGAAGCTCCGTACTGGGACGGGGCGATGTTCTCGACGATGATCCCAACCTCGTCGCGGTAGTCGGAGTCGATGGTACCGGGCGAGTTCGCGACCCGCATCTTGGTCTTGAGACTGAGCCCGGAGCGGGGCCTCACCTGGATCTCGTACCCTTCCGGGATCTCGAACTTGAGCCCAGTCTTGACGAGGGTCGTGTGGCCGGGCGGGATGATGACGTCCTCGGTCGCGTAGAAGTCGAAGCCGGCCGCGCCGGCCGTCTGGTAGCTGGGGACCACGGCCCCGTCGCGGCACTTGGCCACCTTCACGTCGATCTCTTGCACCCGGGTATCCTCCGTAGGGTCATCCTGCAACCCTACTATACCACGTGGTGTTAGCCGTCGATCCGAACCACGGGTTCCCTGCCGCCCTGGTGTACCATGATCCCGTACCAGTACCCAAGAACGTGCTCGAGCGCTCGGTAGGACCAGCCGTCCTTCATGTCGAACGGCCACCGAGCCTCGTCGAACACGAAGACGGTCGGGTCGACGCTCGAGACCCACATGTACTCGTCGACCTGGACGTAGCTCTGGTCGGCCATGTAGGCAAGGACCTGCTCGCGGGTGATGGTGGGACGAACCCTAGCGCGGACCTCCTCGATGGCCCGAGTCCGGAGGATCGGATGGTTGACCGGCGGGCGCCGCTCCTCCACGGTCTCCTCGGCTACGTCGTACGCGGCCTCGTCGGCCATGACAGATAGAGGGTCGATGGTCCACACCCAGCCCTGCTGCCAGGTCGTAAGCGGCCAGGTGGCCACGACCCAGCTCGCGAGGTTGCGCCACTCGCTGGCGTGACGCAGCAGCCTCCTTGGCCCGAACAGGTCGATGGTCTCGAGGACCCACCGCGCCGTCCCGCCGATCAGGGCCCAGACGTCGCCCGGGTGCCACCAGCGCAGCTGCCAATACCCAACCACGTCGCATGACGTCAGCCCCTCGACGTCGTAGTGGCCGTTCTCCCTCGGGCCCGCTTCAACTACATCGTAGGACTCACCGGCCCGGACGTGGTTGTACCTCAAGCACTCCTGGGGCATCGCCCTCAGGATCCCATCCCGCTTTGCCGTCCTGATGACGTCGAGCAGTCGCGGACTCAGGGCCACAGCCTGCCTGGTCAGGTCGTTCATGCGCTGAGGTACTTCCTTCCGCTGTAGATCTCGTAAAGAGAGAGGTCGCTCACGTGGCGATCGTCGAGCCCGAAGTCATCCCTGAGGTAGGACGACCACTCGCGGAGCACCTTCATGCTCTTCCGGCGCGGCAGGCCTTCAACCTCCACCTCGACGAAGGTGCGGTTGCCCTTCTCCTTGTTGTGGACCCGATACCAGACCAGGGTAACATGAGACCTGTCGGGCCCCGGGACCGTGTAGATGTCGCAGTCCTTGACGATCGAGAACTCCTTGTAGAAGCCGAGCATCCCCAAGAGGGCCACGACGTCGTCCGGCGACTGGCGGTCGGACAACCGGACGTTGACCTCCTTGCGGACCGTGATGCTCTTCTGGTGGAGCCTCATCTTGGAGGTCAGCTCGAACAGCTCGTTCGAGCGACGTACCCGGACGGTGCGACCGCTGCCGTCCGAGAAGTACATGTCGGGGCCCGACACCCGCTGGAGCCTGTGCCGAACCCGCAGGTTCTTGAACAGAGCCTTGGCCTTGCGGTTGAAGGCGCGACGGGCGACGTGGTCGGCCGACCACTTGACCTCGATCTCCTTATGCTTGGCCATCTCGCTCCTTGGACTCGCGCAGCTTGGCCGCGTCCTGGGCGGACCCCTCGGTCAGCTCGATCAGGGCCTTGATGGCGACCTGGCCAACCTCCGCGTAGAGCTTGGTGAGGTTCCGAAGGTCGTACTCGTCGGCCAAGTACCAGCTCCCATGGTCCGACATGAGGAGGTATCGATTCATCGAGCCGTCCTTGACCACGTAGGCCCACGGGTCAGCCTCCCAGCCCTGATACAGGCACGGGATGGAGGACACGAACGTGATCTCCTCGGACTCGTCGACTCCGATCAGGCTCCGAACCTTTCCAAGGCTCGGCCGGGACCTCTCCGCAAACTCGAGGTCGATCACTGGGAAGCCTTGTCCTGCCCCACCTTGGCGGTCAGGAAGGTCTGGACCACGTCGCGCGGGAGCCGGCGGAGGCGCCGGACCAGGTTGCGGGCCGGGTTGGAGAGCTTGCCGATCCCGCCCTCGAAGACCAGCTTGCCGGCCTCGTCCACGTACCTCTTGGTGACCAGCTGGCCAGTACGGGTCTTGAACTGGACCCAGTCGAGCTGGTCCTTGACCCCCAAGGTCTCGAGCTTGCTGGCGATCAGGCGGCTGTAATGCCGGCGGTCCTTGCGGGACAGGAACTCGTTCTTCTTCTTGGACATCAGGGATCCTCCAAGAGGTTTGATACCACGACCCTCCCGAGAAAACAAACTTGACCTGGCGCCACCTAGGCTGTATCCTGGATCTACTTTTGGAGGTCACATGGACAAGATTTTCTACGGAATGCTCATCGCCTGGACGATCGACCTGGTCGGGTCCCTGCTCCTGATCCGCTTCAGCGACCGGATCCAAGGCTACCTCAAGAGCAAGGTTCGCCGGTTCCTCGGCACAAGCGCCATCCTGGCCCGCACCCGCAGCATCCGCGACACGGTCGAGCGCATGGACGATCGCCAGCAGGAAGACCAGGAAGTCGCCTGACCTCCGTCCTCTTCACAGACGGGTCCAGCTCGACCAAGAGCGGGAAGTGCGGGTGGGCCGTCGTGGCCCGGATGTGCTGCCTCGCCTGCCAGGGATCACCTGACCACGCGGTGGCGTCGTGCGCGACCTGCGGCGGGTTCGGCTACCTGGAGGTCAAACGCTGCGGCTACGGTGACGGCACCAACCAGCTCGCCGAGCTGATCGCGCTCGTGTACGCAATGCGGATGGCCCGTCCCGACGAGCCTACCCTCATCGTCTCGGACAGCGAGTACTCCATCAACGCCGTCAGCGGCTACCGCAGGCGCTGGGAGGCGTCTAACTACCGAACCGTCGAGGGGAGGACGATCTCCTACGTCGACCTGATCAAGTACGCCCACCAGCTGCACGACGAGAAGCCGTCTATCCGGTTCAAGCATGTCCGTGGGCACACCGGGGTGGAAGGCAACGAGGCGGCCGACCAGCTGGCATGCCTAGCCCGCTACGTGGGCGAGGGCAAGGAGCCGCTAGACAAGGTCACCGGGATGGTGGTAGAAGGTTTCTGATGCAAGTATTCGTGCTGAACGACAAGAAGGTCCCGATGACGGTGCTGGTCCGCGAGGAGGGCGTCTCCGTCCACGTGTCCGCCAAGGACTTCGTGCTCCAGCCGGGCGACAACCGAACCGTGGAGTTTCAAGCTCCGGAAGGCTCGATCCCGTACGTCAAGATGTGGAACGACAAACCAGGGTCAGCGGTCACGCTGGTCTCCTACATCGAGCGCGAGGCGCTCGACAACCTCGACAAGCTCACGAAGGGACTCGCATGACCGACAGGATCAGGGTGCCGGACACCACGTTCGTGGAGTTCTTTAACAAGGTCTCGGCGACGACCAAGACGCTCGAGAAGAAGGCCCTGCTGGCCGAGGCCAGCGACGACTGCAAAGTGCTCCTCGAGTACGCGCTCAACCCGCAGGTCAACTACTACGTGACCCGCCGGACCGTCAACGTCGAGCCGAAGCACAGCGACTTCGAGCCGCCCCTCCGCAAGCGCTGGATCGTTGACTGGTTCCTGGACGTGGCCGACCAGCTGTCCACCCGCCAGGTGACCGGCCACGCCGCGATCTCGCTCGCCGAGAACTTCTTCAAGGGCTGCACCGACGGCGAGGCTAAGATCCTGTCCAAGATCCTCTTCCGCGAGGCCATCGGGGTCGACGGCAAGCTCGTCAACTCCGTCCACAAGAACCTGATCCCCGAGTTCGACGTCATGCTGGCCCCGAACGAGCTTCCCGAGGACCTCGAGAAGGACATCACCTACCCGAAGATCTGCCAGCCGAAGCTCGACGGCTTCCGGTGCGTGACCTTCATCAACGAGGACGGCTCCGCAACCATCATGACCAGGAGCGGCAAGCCCGTCAAGAACCCGATCGTGGTCGAGAAGATCAGCCGGGCCCTCCGGGACTTTCGCGGCTACGTGTTCGACGGCGAGATCTACCGGCACGGCTGGAAGCTCAAGAAGATCATGTCGATCGCGACCACCGAGAAGCTCGACGAGTCCACCGAGAAGGGTCTCCTGAAGATCAAGGAGTCCCAGGAACTCACCCTGAACCTCTGGGACGTCATGACCGCCAAGGAGTGGGCCGAGCAGCAGACCGTCAAGCCGTACAAGAGCAGGTACGCGGACCTCCAGTTCTTCATGGAGCGCTGCCCTGGGGTCATCCAGATCGTCGACAGCCACCACATCGAGGACGGCAAGCGGGCCAAGGAGCTGAACCGTCAGTTCCTGGTCGACGGCTACGAGGGCGCCATGCTCAAGGACCCCGAGGCCGGCTACGCCTGGAAGCGGACGACCCTCAAGCAGAACACCCTCGTCAAGGTGAAGGAGTTCGAGACCGGCGACTTCGAGATCATCGGCTACGAGCAGAGCACGACCGGGAAGCGCACCGGCAAGCTCGGATGCTTCATCATCAGCCTGCGTGGCCACCCAGTCGGGGTTGGCTCCGGCTACGACGCCGACGAGGTGGACGAGTTCTGGGAGAAGCGGGACGAGATGATCGGCAAGACCATGGAGGTCCGCTACTTCGAGGAGATCGAGACCGACGGCAAGCCGAGCCTATGGCACCCAACCTTCGTCCGAATTCGGGAAGATAAGTAGCCGTGGACTTCCTCATCGTCCTGATCGTCTTCATCCTCGTAGTCAAGGGCATGCAGGCCATGGCCAAGACCGCCGAGGGGCTCGACCAGAAGAACAAGCCCAAGCAGTGCCCGCCCCACACCTGGAAGTGGCACGAGCAGCCCGACATGGAGAAGACCTGGTATATGAAATGTACGACGTGCGGCAGGCCGCCCAGCCTATCTGGCCGAGACGACTCAGGTTTTTAAGTTCTTGACCGGCCCGGTCCAGCCTGGTATCCTGTGGCTCAGGAGAACGCCCATGGCCAAGAAGCATGTCCACTCCCAGGATCCCCGGAAGCCCGCGATCGTCGCCGCGCTCAAGCAGAAGTCCGGCGGCACCAAGGTCACGCTGCTCGCCGAGGTGGAGCCCGGGGTGTTCGAGGGCAGCTGCATGCGAACCGCCACCAAGCGCGTCGAGACCTTCTACGGGGCCGTCAAGCGCTTCGAGGAACTCGGCATGTTCCGGGTGACGGCGGCGGAGGCTGGCCTAACTTGAGCGCCCAGCAGGACATCATCGAGAAGGTCCAGAAGCTTCTGGCGCTGGCCACCTCCCCCAACGAGAACGAGGCGAAGCTTGCCGCCGCCAAGGCGCACGAGCTGCTCACCAAGTACAACATGTCGCTCGACGAGGTCGAGGCGTCGAAGCTCGACGAGGAGTATGAAGCCTTCGACCGAGACATGGGCCGCTCGACCCAGCCGCGCGAGGATCGCTTCATATACTCGATCCTCCAGAAGTTCTTCTACGTCAAGGTCCTCACCCACAAGTTCTACGAGAAGCAGGACTCGCCGTACGTCAACCGGCAGTACCGGAAACGCTACAAGTTCACGCTCGTCGGGCGTCGCCACAACGTCCAGATCGCCCGATACGTCTACGACTTCCTGCTCCGCGCGTTCCGGTCGTCGTTCCTGGACTTCTGCCGGCGCTGCGAGATCCCAACTGGCGAGCGCAAGGGTGCTGTCCGCAACGGCTACTACCACGGACTCATCCGTGGCCTACAGGACCAGCTGGCCCAGAACCTCCAGAAGGTTTCGCCAGACACCACGGCTCTGGTCGCGGCCATGAAGGATCCAAACATCGACAAGTTCATCGAGGACATGTTCGGTAAGCTGAAGGACAACCAACCGAAGCGCACGGACTACGTCGACCAGCAAGCCCTCATGGCGGGCTATCGTCAAGGACAGCAGATGAAGATCGCGATGGGGATCGAGGCGGACAAGCAGTCCGATCAGCAACAGATCGGCCAGACCCTACGTCTGGACCACAAAGGAGGATCCTGAATGCCCTACATCAAGCAAGCCGACAGGCAGCGTCTGTCGCCGGCCCTAGAGCCGCTACTTCACGAGGTACGCGAGGGTGCCTCGATGTCGCCCGGCGACCTGAACTACGTAGGGGATCAGCTATACACACCTGAACGAACTGGTTGGTGTGCTCGAGGCCGCCAAGCTCGAGCTGTACCGCCGACAGGTCGCCGTCTACGAAGACGCGAAGATCTTCGAGAACGGTGACGTGTGACCAAGCAGGAGATGGTCAGGACGGCCGTCCGCCAGGACGTATGGGCCATCATGAGGTCCACCTACGGGATCCTGACCGCCGAGCCGTCGTCCGAGAAGCAGGAGGAGCTGCTCGACCGGATCTCCGGCTACGTGGCCGAGAAGCTCGCCGCCAAGCTGACCCGCGAGGAGCTTCAGGAACTCCTTGACGTTAACCGACCTGCCTGATAGGCTTTGTTTGGGCCCGAATTAGATTCGACGGGAGGAGAGAAGACAGTCGAGCGTGCCGTGGACGTCCTCAGGCCACGTTAAAAAGAGGGCACCTAGACGTGCCAACAGCAACGTCGTCAACCTCGCGGAGTTCCGTGCGCGCAAGCGCTCGGCGGTCCGTGAGGCCGTGGCTGCCTGATCCTACCCTGTAGGTGAGAGCAGCGGGGCCGCCTGAGCCCGGCAACAGGAGAAAGGCGAAGCCGAGAATAGCGTCCCTGTCGGTAGCTGTACTGGGACAGGGGTTGGCGTCGACCCTGCACAACACGATGATAGACCTGCCGGCGAGTCGAGAAACGCCGGATACGCACGTAGCACGACTGTTGGAACGACTTCCGGACGCGAGGGGCGGTACCTCGCCGGGTCCACCAATTTACAGCCCAGCGAAGATGGGCTAAGCTGTCCACCAACTAACCCGTATCAAGGAGATACACGAACATGAGAAGCAAGATCATCAACATCGCCATCCTGGCCCTCAGCCTCGCGCTGGCAGCCTGCGGTGGTCCGTCCACGACCGTCGTCATCAAGGGCCCTCCGGGCGAACAGGGTCCCACGGGCGCCACGGGCGCGTCCTTGGTATCCGAGATCCGCACCCTCTCGACCGAATCATGCGAATGCTTCGGCGTCGGCGGCACCAGCCTCGACATCTACAGCGACCTCGACGGAAGCCTCACCGCCAGCGAGGGTGACGCGTACCAGAACAGCCTCTTCGCCTGCAACGGCGCGGCGGGTGCGCCTGGTGCCGATGGAGCCCCTGGCCCGCAAGGGATTCCTGGCGAGACCGGCGAGCAGGGACCTGCCGGACAGCCTGGTACCGATGGAGCCCCTGGAGCGACCGGCCCGACCGGACCCGCAGGAGCCTCTTCCGGAACCGTGCAGGACTTCGAGTTCGCGTCCAGCTGCACCGGCATCGGTGGCGGCCAGTCGATCAAGAAGTTCAACAACAACGACTACAAGCTGTACTACGGCTCGTCGAGCTGCAACGGCAGCAGCGAACAGCTCAACGACGGTGACTGGTCCAGCAAGATCTCCGGGTCTCGCTTGGCGGTCCGCCTCGGGTCGAAGCTTCGCGTCGTGACCTTCACGTCCAACTAAAGAGGTACCGACGATGAACAAGCTCAAGATGCTCCTCGCCTCTGTTCTCCTGCTCCTGGTCGCTACCGTAGCTTACGCGGCGGCCAAGACGATCCCGATGCCTACCTACCTGGCCGGCGCGACCATCACGGTCACGCTCAAGGACGGCAAGCAGTACAGCTTCAAGTCGGAGGAGTACGCGGTCGTCCCGCGCACCCAGTCCGGCGACGAGGCTGCCGCCGACGCTCCGCTCTCCAAGGGCGAGTACAGACCGAACTCGGTCAAGCTCTACCTGGGCGGCGGACCTGCCGGGATCAAGTCCAAGACCGACGGCGTCACCACGACCGTTGACCAGGCCTACGGGGTCAACTACGGGGTCGGGTACGGCCGGAAGATCACCGACGAGATCTCCCTCGACGGGATCCTGCTCCTCAACCGGAACGGCGCCCAGGGCGGCCTTCTCGGTGTCGGCTACAACTGGTAGGACCAGCTAGCCTCGGACCCTCCCTTTCCCTGATTCGGGGAGGGTCCTTGTTTATGGGATCGCGGTACCTGACAGTCCTGAGAGCGCTCGAGGCCGGCATGGAGCTGAAGATCGGCCACTACACGTGGGCCATCAAGGAGTCCATCGACACCCTGTCCGAGTGGGGTGCCCCGGACGAACCTCGACCCATGCTCCTCATCAGGATGTGGAACGAGACCAAGAACGAGCCCCACTACATCAACCCGGCGATCAGCGTGAACGACTTCATGCGGCTCTGCGAGAAGCTCACGGTCGGCGAGTACGCCTCGATCAGGGACGCGCTGGCCCTCCACGAGCTGAGCCGAGATCTCGGATGAGCCAGGTCGAGGTCGCCCGCTGCACCGGCCACTGCTGCAAGGACTTCACGCTCCCGCTAAGCCCCCTGGAGCTGAACCACCAGGCTGCCAGGGCCAGGCTCCGGAAATCGCGCTGGAACCCCGAGGAGATCCTCAAGGTGGCCGACATGGTCATCTTCCTGCGTACCGACAACGTGGCCCCGCAGCGTCCTCGAGGACAGCGTAAGGTCCGGGGCACCAAGGACCAGTACAAGACGGCCACCCATCACTACACGTGCCGGCACCACGACACCGCGACCGGGAACTGCATGAACTACGAGAACCGGCCGGCCATGTGCAGCGGCTACCCGTACGGGAGAGTGTGTCAGTACAAGGCCTGCACGCGCCGGTGCGAGTAGGATCATGGACGGTAACATCCTGGACGTCCGGGTCTGCGGCTGGTGTCAGGGCGAGGGAGACTTCGCGCTCGAAAGCGGCGTCGAGCATATGGGGGTCAAGGAGTACATGCACGAGATGTGCGGACGGTGCAACGGCTACGGGTACCGCCCGGTCAATCCCGACGCGCCTCCTCTCGGAGATTGCCCGCCAGGCCGCCTGGACCTGAGCGGCGAGCCCATCACCCGTCACCTCGAGATCGTCGTGACAGAAAGGCCTTATGAACCCGCTGATCCCGATCGCCCTGCTCATCGCTGAGGATGCAGCCAAGAAGGCTGGCTTCGAGTCCTGGGAGGAGATGGAGGCCGTGCTCGGCCCGATCGTGCCTCCAGAAACGGCGAAGGGCCCTGAGGAAGTTCCTCAGAGCCCTTCTGATGCTTGCCCTGACGGGCGACCGGCTTAGAACCGGTCGTGCGTGAGGTTGTCGACGATGACGTTCTTGCGGGGCTGGTATCCGCAGAGCGTGAGGAACCGGAAGTGGGCTTCCGGGGTGCTCAGGTCGCTGATGGCCAGCTTGAGGCGGCTGTAGGGAGCCAGCTCGTGGAGTCCCCAGGTGTCCTTCTGGATGAGGTACCCGGTGACGAACCCAGGAGCCTTGTTGCCCAGGTCGATGAACGAAGCGCCGGAGCCGTCGTTCTTGACGCGTCCGATGAACTTCGCGGAGGCCGCCGTCGCGCCGCGATACACGTTGAAGTGCGTCGCGCCGCCCGGGTGGGTGATCGTGATCGTCACCTCGTCGCCGGCCAGGATGCCGGAGACGGAGGCCGAGGCCGCGATCCCTTCGCCGCGCTCGTTCTCAGCCGAGACGAGGTACACGGCCGTGCCCAGGGCCGGGAGGGCCGAGGAGCCGCCCGCGCGGGCGCCGGACGCCGCCGGGGCCACGGGGGCGCCGATCGTCGGACGGTTCGGGGTGTACTTGCCACGGAGGAACATCGAGTCCTCGAGGGACACGGTGCCGCTGGAGACCCACTGGCGACGGAGGTCGGCGCCGGAGGCATCCTGGGCCGAGCCAGCGAGGATGATGCGCTGGATCGTGTTGTTCCCGTAGTTGAGGACGCGCTTGTTGTAGCCCGAGAGGATGACGGGGTCGACCATCATCAGCTCGGCCTTGCCGAAGTTGAGGCGGGACCGGAGGGCCGCGTCTTCCAGGATGTTCTGGTCGAGAGCGCCGCTCTGGTTGAGGACCACCGACTGGCTGGAGCCGTAGGCCGCGAACATGAGGTCCTGGGTGGACGCCATGATGTCGGACATGCGGACCTGCGGGTCGAGCCCGAGGATGTTCGGAAGCTCGGCGATCGCGATCGGGTTGCCGTCGAAGACGCCCGCGTTCGAGAAGTCGGCCTTGCCCTTGAACGAGTCGAACTCGACGTCGGCCGCGAGCTTGATCGCGGCGTTCTCGGCTTCACGGTCCGTGCCCTTCTTGCCGTCGAACGTCTCGACCATGTCGGCCGCGACCGTGACGCGCTTCAGGGTGCTGTAGAAGCACATCGGAACCGTCGCCCGGAGGTAGTCGCCGACATCCACGTCGCCGACCGCGCCTTCGCGCTGGGCCGAACCGCCGAACCGGCCGTAGCTGAGCTGCCGGTTGAACTGGACGAGAAGGGACTTGGCCTTCTTGACCGAGAAGAGCTTCTGGAGCTTGATGTGCGAGTCGTCGAACGTGACGTTCTGCATCACGGTCTCGAGGTTCTCCACGCCGAGCGCTGCGCCCTGGGTGAGCCGATCCGGTGCCGTACCCGCGTACGTCCCGGCTTCGAGCGTCTTGACCAAGGTTTCCAGGGTCTTGATGAGTTCGTTACCCATGTTACTTGCCTCCCTTGGACTTGATGATGTCCAGGACTCGTTCCTTGCCCTCGTTATGGAGCAAGTAGTTGTTGACGGTGTCCCGTTCGGACTTCGTCATGTTGGTTGCACCGATCTGACGGATCCGACCGTCGATGTCGGACTTCGAGAGCTTTCCGAGGTCTTCCGACCCCTTGCCCTCGAGTTCTTCGTTCTTCTTCACGAACTCGAGACCGGCCGCGCTCTTACGGGCGGGCTGGAGGACCAGCTCAACGGCCTTGACGGCGGTCGTGATGGCCTTCTCGAGTTCCTCGTTCTTCGCCTTCAGAGCCTTGAACTCCTCGTTCTCGGCGACCGGAGCTTCGGACTTGCCCATGGCAGCCGCAGCGGCCGGAGGGGCAGCCGGGGGAGCCGCAGGCGCGGCGCCCTGGTCGGGGGAAGCTCCGCCCATGGCCTGCTCGAGGTGAGCGCGGATCGCCATGTAGTGGCGCTGAAGCTCCTCGGGCTGCATGGAGCCGTAGATCTGGTCCAGCTCCTCGTCGCTGAGGGGCTGCTCGGCCTCGCCGGCAAGCTCACCTTCGCCCGGAGCGGGAGCGCCCTGGTCGGGAGCGCCGGCATCGGCCGGAGGAGCGCCCGCATCGGGGGCTCCGCCGTCGGCGGGCGGCTCGTCGCCGGCCGGAGGGGCCGGGGGAGCATCTTCTTCACCGGGCTTCTTGGCGCCCGGCTCGTCGTCCTTCTTCATCGGCTGACCGCCGTTCGGCTGGCTCGGAAGGTTCTTCGCGAGCTTGTCAGCCTTCTCCAGGGAAGCTTCGACGGACGCGAGGATCGCGTCCAGCTCCTGGTCGTTGAGGTCAACCTGTTTCTTAGCAGCTGCTCCCATGCGGTGCTCCCTTCGATCCTTCGACCGCTTACTGACTGTTCGTCAGCGGGTTCTGCTTCATGTTGTCCGGGCTGAACTCGGCGACCTTGGTCGCGCCGGAGAGGTCGTAGTCGGCCGGGTCGGTGATGAGACGGACCTCATCATCTTCCCAGATCTCGGTCTTGGAGCCGAGCTTGGCGCACTCGGCCGTGATCTTCTCGCGCATGTCGGGCTGCTGCGGCTCTTCGGAGCCACCGGCGTCCTCGCGGAGGATCGTGACCTTGTGGGGGTTGTACAGGCGCTGGGTGAGGTCGAGCGCGTCCTTGTGGCCAGCGTCGTCCGGGACCATCTCGATCTTGACGAGGACGGCCTCGCGGGTGCCCGACGTGCCCTTCGCGATCAGGAGGATCGGGAAGAAGCTGGCGTCGCTACCTTCGACGAAGGAGACCCCGGCAACGGAGAGCTTGAGCTGCTCCTTGAGTTTCTGCATCATGGACTGTGCTTTGAAGGCCGACATCTTGTTCCTCCGACGAGTGAGATCGATCTCTGTCTAACGCTCAATCTTAGGATCTCGGCCAAGAATTGAACGATTTCAGTTAGTTAGGATCTACCGGAAATCACGGGGGATTTCTTATCATCCCAACTGGTTGTTATTACTCTTGAATTTCCCAAACGTACTGCGCGACGAGCTGTTGGGACGGGCTCGGCTGGCGACCGGACGTGTATGTGATCGAAAAAGGGGCGGTTTCCTGCTTGACCAGGCTGGCCTCCATGGCCTTGAGGCCGCGACGCTTGGCCCACTCCATCGCCGCCTTGCGGACCGGCTCCGGCACGGCAGACCCGAAGTCCATCCGGACCACGCCGTCGTCGTGGACGCGCGTCATGAACTGGTTCTTGCGCAGCTCCTTGGCGGCCATGGCCTGCTCCATCTTGTGGGCGACCTGGGCGGCGATCTCCTGGGGGCCGGCGATCTTCACCCTGCGACCCTGACGCTGGAACCACCGGCGGAGCCGGTACGCGATGCGGGGCGGCAGGGCCTTGGTCAGGTCCTCGGACGCCGCGTTCATCATGATGTCCATGGTCAGGTCGTTGATGTCCTTCGCCATGGGAAGGAGATTAGGCTCAGAGCCGCTTGCGCCAGCACTGGAGAGCGTTCTTCTTGGGGTCCTGGCTGAGGGACTTCATGTCCTCGACCATCGACTTGCTCCAGTTGGGGTAATCGGTATACTGGCACTCCTTGTAGCCGAACTTCGGAGGCTCCTTGTGGTACATCTCGGTCAGCTTGACCGGGTAGGAGCGATCGGTGTTCATCCCGGAGAGCTTGGCCCGAACGTGCTGGCCGTGGATGTAGAGGTTCTTGACCCCCTGCTTCCTGGCCAGGTCCTCGATCCCGTGGAGCGCGGCGTGGTACCAGCCAGACACGATCTTCTCTATCTTCCCGGTGTAGTCGATAATCTCCTCGGGGGTGAGGTGGATCCCGGCCTCCTCGCGTAGGCGCTTCTGGACGTCCACCGTGATCTTCTCGACGTCCTGGCGCAGCCGGGAGCTGAAGTCAGACTGGAACTCCTCGACGACCCAGCCTTCCTTGCCGCCCGACACGTCGAGACGGGTCCAGCCGACGCAGTGGGGGTTGACCGGGTGAGAGCTGTAGTTGGCCGACTCCTGGACGAACTGGAAGAACTGGAAGAGCTTCGGATCCTTGGCCATCTCGTGGTGCAGCTCGTCCGAGGTGTTCAGCTGCATGACCAGGTTGTTGAAGTTGTCGTCGTTCGAGCTTTCCATGTGGCGCTGCGCGCCGGTCCAGTCGGTGTAGGTGACCCCGAACGCGTTGGAGGGGTAGGCGCGCATGGTGCGCTCAACGTCCTCCGGGGTGACCCGGTCGGCCGGCCCCATCTTGCCCTCGAAGAGCTTCCTGGTCTCTGGCCAGCTCTCCATCTGCTTGTTGGCCCGCTTGAAGTCCACCCAGCTGGTACCTTCTGCCGGGATCTTGGTCAGCACCTGGCGGAGTCGCGCGTGAGAGGCAGAATACCTGGCGCTGTCGATCAGCTTGTTCTTGTCGACCCGGCCAGGAGCCGCTCCACCGGCTGCGCCCTGCTGCTGGTTAAGGTGGAACTTCTCGGGAACGTCCCGGGCGTCCGGGAGTGACATGAAGGCGTCGATCCCGAAGGAACCGTTCCTGAGACAAGGATTGTCGAGCTGGCGCTTGGTGACCGAGGCGTCGTGCAGGTCAAGGGCTACGGCGGTCTTGTCGAACACCTCGCGGGGTACGTTTCCGTTGGCCGCAAGCTTGTTCAGGGCGGCCCCGAAGATCGCGACCTCGCCCTTCTCGTGCAAGCTGTAGAGTCGCTCGAGCGCAGACTTCGGGGCCATCTGATTGGAGCAGAGCTTGTCCAGGATGGTCCCGCGCTTCATGCTGCCGTGGCTGGCCAGATGGGCGTCGATCAGGGCGTTGGCATGCTTCTCGTCCAGGTGCGGGGACGTAGCTGCGGACTCAAGGAGCGCTTGCCGCTGATCTGGTTCACCTTCCAAGACCGTCACGTTCGCCGACCGCATGACGTGGTCCAGGTACTCCTTGCCGCCGGCACCAGCGATCATGGCATCCTGGACGATCTTCGAGTTCATCATATCGTTCCGGCTGGTCCCATGTTCGAGGGCCATCAACTGCTCCGCGCTCACCCCGTTGGGGGCCGACCGGATCGTGTGACGAGCGATGGTGAGAGCGTGCCCGTAGTCAAGAACAGACTTACCCTTCTGGGCCCTCTCCAAGGCGTTCTTGAGGAGCCGAGGATACTGCTCGGAACGACCGTACGGGGCCGCGTTCTCCAAGACCGAATCCAAGACCTCACCGATGTTATGGTCGCGGGGCAGGTCGCTCTCCATGAGGCGGTCCATGTCGATCGACGCCACGGCCGCGACCGGATAGTCCTTGGCGTTCGACAGCGCGACAGCCATCTCGGGGTGCTGGGCGTGGATCTCAGGCCACGACTCGTCCGAGGTACGACCCTGCCGCACCCACCCGGCCAAGATCGCCGCCTGTGTCTCTGGGCTGACCGGACCGCCAGAAGCGTCGGTCGCAGGGAGGCCCCCGAAGCTCTTGGTCTTGGAGAACGCGTCGAGGATAGCTTTGGACTGGTCCTCGGTGTATACGCGGCCAGCCTCTCCCTTCTTGGAGAAGAGCTGCTTCAACGTCTCGCCCGCGACCCTAACAACCGTCTTGGTCTCGACCGGTGAGGTCTGGCCATGCTTGGCGGCCTCGTCCAGGACCTTGCTGACCGCACCGAGACAGCGGTCGGTCATCATGTCGATCTTCTCGTTCTTCTCCCTAGCGTTCGAGTAGTTGTTTGCCCTGGCATAACGGCGCACGACGTCCACCAGCGGGCTTACCCGGCCGAGGATCGCGGCGCAGTGGTCGGTATCGTACATCTGACCGCCGGCTGAGATGCCTTTTCGTCCCTCAACCCACTCTTGGAGGTCAGCCACGGCGGGGTCGACCAGATGATGAAGGGAGGTCTCTGGAGCATCCTCGCCAGCCTGAGACGAGATCTCCTTCATGGTCTCCGGGATCGCGTCCGGACCAACCGACCGGGCCATCTTGGTGACGTCCTCAGCCTTCATGCCGTCATGCTGGATCAGCTGCGCGGCGTACCAACCCTTGGCCTCGCGGGACATCTGGGTGGCGTTCATGACCCGGTTGGTGACCACCGTGGCAGTATCCGGGTTGAACTTATCGACAGCCTTCGACAAAGCCTCTAGGCGCCAACCATCCTGAGCAGCTTCAATCGTCTTCGGGTCGTTGGCCAATTCGGACCTGACCCGACCGCCATCGAGCATACCGGACACCTCGGCGTCCGGCCTGCTGATCGCTGCGAAGATCCTTTGAGACTGCTCTACCGAGACAGTCGCGGCGGGCCCGATCTGGTACAAAAGGTGCCCCACTGCGGCACCGCCGACCACGGGATCGTCCTGGTAGGCCAACAGGTTCGTGACGATGTAATCGTTCTGCTTATGGGCTGCCAGGTCCTCCTTCGAGGAGGCGCCACCGACCGACCGGGTCGAAGTTCCAAGATTCTGAACCGTGGCAGCCTTAAGGGTCGGGTTGCTGGCGCCACGGTGGATCGACTCGTCCATGACGGCCCGGAACGTCTTCGGGTCCATGTCTCGAGACATCGACTGCACATCAACCAAGTTCTCATCAGTCATGGCAGTCGGGTTGGCCAGGTTATTCTTGATCGCCTGGTAAATTCGCTTATCAGCAATGCCCTGCTTGGACATCTCGACCAGCTGGCCCACGTCGTTCTGCTGGACGGCGTTGCCAACCAGGGTCGAGACGAGCTGTTTGGGCAGCTTGTCACGATCGCTCTCGTTGACCTGGTTGTAGATGCTCAAGAGAGACCGCACCGCACGGCGCGGGTCGGCGGCCTGCTCCGGCATAAGCCTAGACACCGCGTGGTTGACCAGGTCCTGCATCTCGTCCTTGTAGAACCCACCTTGAGCTGGACCGTCACTATCCTTCAGGAGGTTGCTGATGGCGGTCCCGACGGCCTTACTGTCGTCGTGAACAAGCGCGTGGCGCATGAAGTTGTCCATGACACCCTTGGCGTGCTGGAGCTGCTCGGCGCGCTCCTCAGGAGGTGTCTGGGTACGGTTGGCCCCATGACGACCGAACGACCTGAGGCGATCGACGGGTAAGAGATTCTTGGCGCTCATGTACGCCGCCGCGAGCTTAACCACGTCGGGATGAACACTACCTACCGCCATGGTGTTCTGCATGACCCCGGCCTTGTCGCTGCCGGAGGCGGACCGCATGATCGACCCGAACTCGGTCGGGTCCTCGATCGAGAGGTTGCCTGACACTTCGTCCGACAAGAGCCCATGCTGAAGCGCCACGTCCTTGACCTTGGTGGCCAACTCGGGCGCGGCCTGGAGGTTCGCCAGCCCGTCGAACAGCTTCAAGTTCCGAAGGTTTTTGAACTTCTTAAGGAAGTCGACATCGTCCATCACGTCCAGCCAGCGCTGTGCGATCGCGTTCTGCTGGGCCATGGGGTTCTCAAAACCGCCCGGAGACGTCGAGATGGTCTCGATGAACTGCTTGGCAACCTGCTCGCGCTGCTGGATGGCGTTGGGCGCGTCGCGGCCAATGCTGCCTGCTTGGTCGCTCGCGACCTTCATAGCGTACGGGACGCCAAACTCTCGGGCCGTACGCTCGTCACCACCGAAGAACTTCTGGTTCATCGTGGGCACCACGGCCGGCTCGAAGAAACCGTCCTGCAGGCTGTCCACGACGTCCTTGCCAGTCAGCCTGCCCTCGTCATCATCCGGAAGCTGGGCCTGATGTCGGACCATGGTGTCGACCGCCACCATGTCCTCTGGATCCTCGGGCGACAAGGATGCCAAGGCGCGGCGATGGAGTACACGACGAGGATCCCTGACGTCGTCGTACCGGCGATAGCCGGCGGTCTCACGATCGTCCTCGCTGAGACGGAAGTCGTACATACCGGACAGCGCCCGATTCTTCATCTCGGGGCTGTTCATCAGCTCGGTGAACTGTCCCACGACCTCGTCCTTGGCAGACCCCGGAAGGGCGCGCCACGCCTTCTCCCAGGTTTCGAGCGGGGCGGACGCGGACCGCGCGACCAGCTCGTGGGCCCCCGAGGTACCCTGAGCCATCAGCTTGCTGAAGAACTGGCCTACGTACTCGTCGGACTTACCTTCCATCCGCTTGTCGACGAGGTCGTCGTAGTTGTTGTGGTCCTTCTGAAGTCCTTGGTTCAGCGCAGCCTTCTCGAACGCCTCGTCGGAGGAGTTCGGGTTGCTCATGATCTTGTGGGCGATCGAACCGTGCTCGTCGTGCTCGTCGGGACCGTCGAGAACCTGGGCGGCCCTGTCGATGAAGCTCGAAGTATAGGTCGGGCTCTCGAGCTTCAGCCGGTGGACGTTGCCAGTCTTGAGCACCGCCTCCTGGGCGTCCACGTTGCCGCTGTCGGCCAAGTTATGGACCACGTTGTCCAGGTTGCCGGTGTGGCCGGTCGCCATCCCTAGATCTTCCCCGTGGGAGATCTGCTGGTACTTGTCGGCCAGATCTTTGGCAGCCTCAGCTCGGACGGAGCCGGGTACCTCCTGGTTGGTCGCAAGGAAGTGCTTGACCTTCAAGAACTTGTTGAAGGCGCTGTCGCCCTTACCCTCGGTCGAGATGATACGCTCGTCGTCGAAGCCCCGGTAACGCTCGTGGAGCTTATGGGCGACGTCGTCGCTCATGTTGAACTGAGGCTTCTCCTCCTGGCGCTGCCAGCTGCGGCGCTTCTTCTCCTTGCTGCCGAACAGTAGGTCATGCGCGGAGGTCTTCCCGGACAGGACGTTCTCGAGGACCTTGTCGGCCGGCGCGAGCGGGTGCTTGGCGGCTGCCTCGTTGACCTGCTTGGCCTTACGGGCCAACGCGGCGTCCACCACCGAGCGGTCGACGTTCCCGTGCTGGAGAGCGTCGGACGCGACGTTCAAGTTCTTGTGGTTGACCAGCTGCTGGAGCACCGACGCAGGGGTGTTCGGCATGCTGAGGAAGTCACGAGCGTCGTTGGTGCTCTTCAGGTAGTCGTCGCGCTTCCTCGCGAACTCCTGCTCGATCAGGTCTTGAGGGGCCTGCTTGGAGTTCAGGACCTTGCGAACCCCACCCGCGAACATCTTGCGACGATCGTCGGCCGTGACCGTCGGGGACTCGATGAGGGCATCGATAACGTCCTCGCTGAGCTTGCTGTCCGGGCTGGACGCGGCCGTGACGAGCTTGTTCTTGGTCTGCTCCGGGAAGCTTGGGTGCTTGATCGCCTCCGCCCGCAGGTCATCGAAAGACCTATAGTGATGCTGGCCAGACTGGCGAACCATCGGGTCAGTCTTGGCAGCCGTCGCCACGCGAGCAAGGAAGCCGGGATCGACGTTCCTGTGGCCCAAGATAGCGGTACGGAGGTCGTGCTGATTGTGGCCAACCTCGTCCTCAGGCTTCGACCCAACGAAAAGCTTCTCGAGCTGGTCATGAGTAAGGTGCGGGTTGTTCTGCACGTAGTTGGTGAAGAACTGGTGATGCTCCGACGGCGTGATCCCGCCAGGAACCCGATCATGCAAGGCCGCGATCACCTGGGCGGTGTTCTCGGGGGTGTGCAGGTTCGTGCTCGCGAGGCCGCGCTGGACCACGTCGTAGATCTTGCCTGCCCGGTTGTTGAACCGCTTCTGAGCCTCCGTCATGTTCTCGGTGACGGGCTGCCAGTGGCCCGCGCCGCGCAGCAGCCCGAGCAGGTAGGACGGGTCTAGGTTCTGGGCGTGGTCGGTCTGGAAATCCTGGCGCTTGAGCTGGTTATCCTCGATGCCGCGCTCGGTCAACTCCTGAAGAACCTTCCGGTCTACCCCGGGGATCTTGGCGGCCGACGCGACGATATCTCCCAAGCTCTCGCCCCATCGCCCCTCCTTGCCGTGGAGGGTTGCGATCAGGTCCTCAGCGTCCCTGGCCGAGAAGTTCGGATGCTTGAGGGCCTCTTGGAGGAGATTCTCGTGGTGGTCGCGCTTGAACTTGACCCGCTTGGGCTCAGCCGTCATCTGCTGCGGCTTGACCTGCTGGTACAGGTGGTTGAGGGCGTCGGTAGAAATGTTCGGGTGCTTGACGGCCGCCATCAACTTCTCTGACGACTCGTCACCATCACTGAAGTCCGCGTTCTTGATCCACTCGTGGAGCATGGGCGCAGGAGTGTCCGGATGCTCCAGCATGTTGTCCTGAGTCACGGGCTCGAGCTGCTGGGTTTGGTTTGGCATGTCAGGCACGACCACCTCCGGTCCCATGCTTCGCATAGTAGGCCATCGCCTTGCTGAACGCCGGGTCGTCGCTGTAGCTACGGTCGACCTGCTCGATCGCGGGGTCGTTGCGGCCCGAGTACGTGGTCTCGATCTGCTTCTGACGAGCGTGCATGTCCGCGAGGAGACCGATCACCTCTCGGGACTGGTGGGGTGGCTCGGGAGCAGCCTGGGCGGTGGTCGGCTGCGTCGGGATCACCGGGACCGGCTTGTCAGCCTTCCTGGCCACCTTGATCTCGCCGCGACGGATCGCCACGAACAGAGCGTTCTTGCGAGCCTCATCGAGCAGCTCGCCGTTCAGCATGCAGGTGCGGCCGTCGCTCGTGATCTCGACGACGTCCCCGTTGTCCATCACGTAGCGGATCAGGTTGACGGTGGCCTTCTGGGGCTGCTGGAGCCTGATGTGCGACGAGCCGTTCGCGAGCTTCATGAGCCGCTCGTAGCTGCCGCCGACCTCCTGGGGGAGGACCCCGTCGGTGTTGTCGACGATGAACTCGACGCGGTTCCCGTCTGTACGGACCTCCGCGAGCGGGGTCGACGAGACGTCGGAGGTGATGACGTAAACCTGCATCATGCGAGCTGATCCTGGCCCTTCATGTGATCGAACATCTGCCGGAACGTCATCCCGTGGCGGGCGGCACGCTGCAGAAACGCGAGCCTCGAAGCCATCGAGCTGATCGTGGGCTGATCAACCCCATGACGCCGCGCGTGAGCCGCAAGCTTACGCCAATCGAGGCCGGCAAGCCACTCAGCCGCATCGCGGTGTAAGGTGTCCTCCCCGATCCCGTCAAAGTGCTGGGTCTTATCGAGGTACGACCTCGTCAGGTAAGAGGGATCGACCGGCATGTCAGAGATACCCTCGTCGTTATCGATGTGAAGCAACTTGCCATCTGGCCGAATCATGATGTTCCCGCCGTGTCGATCAGCTGTACCGTTGATGGCGTCCATGAGGGCGAGCTTGTGCATGCTGCCATCCTCACGGGCCTTCATGTACGCATCCTGCATCATCTTCGACGACTCCAGCGGGGTCTTGGCGCCCTCGACGAACTCGATGGCCTGCATGGGGATCCCACCATTTACCATACCATGCCGGAAGTGGGCAGTGACCGGGACGTGGTCGCCCATCCCGTAGAAGTCCTTGGCGAGACGATAATACGCGGTCGCGGTCTGGTTAGCGGTGGTCGGCGCGGCACGGTTGAGCTTCACGAGGACCCGTTTTCCCGCATCGTTCTGTAGCGAGCGGATCTCGGCGGAGTGCTGCGGATGGCTTGGCTGGAAGGGCTTCGACTGGTCCCAGTAGAGCCCCTCGAGCAGCTTCTTCTGGTCATCGTTGTCGTCGGCCCCAAGGGAGTGCTGGGCGGACACCCTGGTGAGGTTCTCGTGGGGGAGCCCCTTCTTGAGGGCCAGATCCCGGGTGAGATCGACGAAGTGGTCCACGTAGCTGTCGGCGACGTCCGGGAGCGCAGCCTTCAGGACTTCGCGGAGCGGTCGACGGCGATCCCAGTCCCGATAGACGGCCTTCATACGGTTCCGGAGCCCACGATCCTCGACCTGAAGGGCGGCGCCACCGGTAAGCCCCTCGGGGGCGGTCCCCGCGTAGGTGCCGGCCGTCAGGGTCTTGTTGAGGGCCTCGAGCGCCTTCTTGAGGTCCTGGACGACATCGCCGGTGTCCATGTCCTCGACGATCGAGGAGTCTACGGTCACCAAGCGCTCTTGATCGAGCCCGTCTTCCATGGATTTCATGAACTTGTCGGAGGCTTCGCCTTCCCCAAGGAAGTCGGTCCAACACTGCCTGTTACATGGCCGCAAAGTCAGGGCGGTACGGCGTCCAACCGTGCGCAGCAGGTCGCCATCCTTGCGCTCAAGGGTCTGGCCTTCGATCGAGGCGCCGACCATCACGGGTTCCTTGCGCTTCACGAAGTACCTGATCATAGCTGCGATCGCTACGGCGCCAGGATGGCCTTCCTGGTCGAACAGCTCGCAGACCCCATACAAGAAAGGGGTCTGCAGTTTCTCCCAGTACATCTTTTGACGCTCGGTAGCGCAGTCGCCAGAATTAAAAATCTTCTTAGCGAACACAAACTTGCCTACGATGTTATCGGCGTGATCATTGTTGTGCTCAAAGTTGGCGAACGCGCGGCCATCGTTGAAGTCAGAGATGTCCAAACCCTTCAGGTGAAGAATCTCACCCGAACTGTCGACGGTCTGGGTGGTGATCGGCATGTCAATGATCATGCGTACCTCCACTGGAAACCGCGATGGACCTTACGTCGACCCAAGCAGCACTCCGTCACCTTAGAGGCAGAAAAGCCGTCAGCCTGAGCCTGACGACTAAACTCGTAACGAACTTCACGGCCGTCGAGGAGTGATACCCCAACGACGGGTTTTCTGGCGCTAGGCCGGGCGTGCCCGTGAGTTTTAGGCTGGGCGCCGGCTCCGCTCAGGGCCAACGAAGCCTTCAGGCAAGATTCAACCGATCTCACAGCCCCGAGTACCCCGTCGCCGCCCAAGGTGGCGTTGTAAGATCTGCCTTCACGCTTGAACATCTTGATGTAGCGTCGCTCCTTGGCGTTCAGGCTCCGACTGGTCTCAGCCTCATCAACAACCGTCAGGCTAAAGCTGTCGGCCCCGTACTTCCGGATCGCGGCATGCACCGGAGCTTGGCTTCCGTGTCGCGCCATGGTGTTATGGTGCAACCATCGGACGTGGGGAGAAACCATCGTCTTGCCGACATACACGTTCCCATTCAACTTGTTCGTGATCAGGTAGATGGAGCCGGCCATGCCCCAGGAAGATTAGGCCGTTACGTGGTGGTCGTGGTCGGGCTCCCAACACGGCTCAGCCGGCTCAAACTTCTTGAGCCCCTTCCGGCGCGTTTTGAACTCGTCATGGCCGAACCCCATGAACTTGAGCCGACCAGTGTCGTCGAACCCATAGTTGGGGGCCACCATGATCCACACGTGGCGGCAGTGGGGGTGGGTCGCATTCCAGGTCGGCTTCGGGTCCTTGTGGGTCGAGTAGCCGCCCTGGATCTCAGATGACTTGTAGATCTTCGGGATCATTGGGTTCTTATCGTCGTGCCACAGCTTCAGGCAGGTCCTGCAGGTCTTGGCATCGTGCGGGCCGAGCCGGGCGACCGTAGGATCATCGATGCCCATGGGAGCCGCGACCTGCATGATCCCCTCGCGCTCCGCGAAGTTCGACGCGTTCCTGGTCTCGGTGGCGACGAGCTGGTGGACCTTGCTGGTCATCTCCTCGATGACCTCCTCGAGCCGGCCGCGCAGGTCCTTGGCGTCCTTGGCCTGGTCGGCCTCAGCCAGGACCTTGTTGATCGCCTTGAGCTTCTCGGCGTCCATGTAGTTGGACGTGATCGTGGCCAGCTGCCGGAGCCGATCCTCGGGGACGTCCGCGCCGGGCCCGTACATCATCTTGAGGGCGTACCGGAACAGGCCCTCGATCGACCGGGACGGGCTCGCTGACCGGGCAACCTCGACCCAGACCTGCGGGCCCTTGAAGAACCTGCCGAGCAGGTTGGCCTGCAGCTCGTCGTACAGGTCGCTCAGAACCTTCTCGAGCGCCTTGCGCTGTCCCGGCGTCAGGTCCATCAGTCCTTCTTGCCGTCGACGATCTTGGTGATCTCCCGGAGCGCCCTACGGCTGCTCTTCTCCCAGCTGGCCATGTGCCGGTCGACGATCTCCTGGTGACGCTTCAGGATCATCTTGCTGATCTTGCGGCCGTTAGCTTCGATCGTCTTGTCGAGCGCCACGATGTTCTGGGCGACCCACTCCTCGCGCTTCCGGAGGTTACGGGCGGCCACCTCGGCCTTCTCGGTCTTGTCGGCGCCAGGAGGAGCTGGCTCGTCAGACGGAGGAGGTTCACCCGGGCCGCCGCCGTCGTCCCCGCCACCCTCCGGATCGTTCGGGTCGCCGCCGGCCGCCTGCTGCATCATCATCTGCTGCTGTTGCATCTGGGCCTGCATGGCCATCTGGGCCTGCTGGACGAGGAGTTGCTGGTTCTGGACCCAGAACGGGTCGCGGACGTAGTTGTAGCGGGGGTCCGCCGCCGCGCCTTTGCGGCCGAAGAAGTTCTCGAGGATCTCCCCGACCGTCAGGTACGGGGTAAGGACCAGCTGGTGAAAGATCTGGTTGAGCGGCATCCGGCCGCCGAGCCCCTCGGGGAGAAGCTCCTTCTCGACCTCCTGGAGGACGTCGTTCATCGACATGTGGATGTTCATGTCGGTCTGGAGGCGGGCAGCCTCCTTCTCGGGGCCTTCCTTATCGATGCCGGCCAGGATGATCCGGTGAGTCTTGGCCAGCTCTGGGTCGATGAGCGGCAGGATGTGGGTGTTCAGGAAGTCCTGGATGTCGGAGATCAGCGGGCGCAGCCCGACGTCGCGGGCGGCCGTCAGCTTCCACTCGTTGTCGGACTCGGACAACGCCTGAGTGTTGGTGCCGCGCGACAGGTGCGCGTAGCCAGGCAGCTCCTCGGGGCTCATCTGGAAGCTCGAGAGGATCACCCGGGCGTTCTGGTCCATCAGGTACTGGAACTCGGAGTCGCGGCCGGTCACGTCGATCGACGTCCAGTCGATCGCGTCGTCTGAGCCGATCCCGAACACGGGCATGCGCCAGCTGTTCTGGGCCGCGTTGATCGACTGGTGGAACTGAAGCCTGATCTTCTGGACCGTCGCCTCGTCGATGTTGTCCGACTTGAAGACGATCATCCCGCGAGCGGCGCGGCCGTTCTGGAAGTAGAGCTTGTTGTGGATCGTGATGTTGATGTGCGTCACGATCGCGTTCAGGCACTGGTCGATCGGGGAGAGCGGGTACCCGTTGTACTCGATGTTGGTGGTCGGGTACAGGTTGTAGACGATCATCTCCTCGGCGGAGAAACCCTGGTCGGGCACGCCGTCGATGACCTGGACCCACTTGTACTTCTGCTCCTTGTACTTCGAGGAGTCGATCTTCGTGTTGCGGAGCTGCTCGAGGAGCTGGATGCCCTTCTGGCGGACCGACTGGTCCTCTTCCTTGTCGGGCGTGACGTGGTAGATCGTGCCGGCGTCGGCCGGGCGGAACCCGTAGAACTTCTCCTTGCCGGTGGCGGGGTCCGGAACCGTCAAGATCTCGGTCGCGAACCGGCCGAACGCGCAGCCATCACGGGTGATCATCTTCAGGTACTGGGAGAAGTTGGGCTGGTAGTACTCCTTGCGGGCAGGTCCAAGACCGCAGTTCCAGATGATCTTCTTGGCGGCCTCGATGCGGTCGTTCAGCTTGCGCTGAGCTTCCTTCTCGTCCGGGAGGTTGACCCCCGGGATCTCCTCAAGCTCGAACCCGTTCGAGAAGCGCGACATGCGCGGGCGACCGAACGAGGCGAGGTGGTTGGAGCGCGCCTGCAGGATCTGGCATACCAGGTCGTCACCGGAGGGGCCGATGACGCGCTTGATGATGTGGTCCGGGGTGAGGTTGGACTTGTTGCGGTAGAGGCCCGCGTAGGTCTGATACTGCGGGGACGGGTCGACCTCGAACGAGAGCCGGTCGGCCTGCAGGCGCTGAACGCCCTGGAGGGACTTCAGGATGAGCCCGAGGGTGCCCCCGTCGCGCTTCTCCATCTCCTCCCCCATCTTTTCGGGGTCGCCGTTGGCCTTCTGCTCCATCTCCCGAAGCTGCTTGTAGGCTACCGGGTCGAGGGCTACGATGGGCTCTGGCTTCCGCTTGGGTCCAGCCATCCGTTACTCCCCTGTGATCGCGAGAAGCCTCAGCGGGTTCACGGACCGGTTGACGACCTCGCACTTCCAGGTGTCGCCCCACTTGTGCATCCACCCGATCTGAGTACGGTCGCCGGCCGCGATCGGCGAGACGATGTTGGACGAGCTGGTGTCACCGTTCAGCCGAACCGCCGCCTCCTGGTCAACCTCGAGGTACACAAGGCGCTTCGAGGCCGAGTAGACGGTGAGGGTGCCGGCCACGTAGGTGAGGCTCGACTCCTCTGGGATAGGCATCGTCGACACGAAGGTGATCTCGTCTGGGGTCACGTCGGCGACCGCATAGGTGCGCTGGGACGCGGGGCTGAACGGGGCGCCGAGGACGAACTTGTCGCCCTTCTGGACGCCGTCGGCCGAGTAGAACTGGACGTCGGACCCAACGGTCACGACCGTCTCCGCCCCGGCCGAGAAGGTCTCACCGGTCGGACGAACCGCCGAGATCTTGGTGCCGGCAACCCCGATGACCACCCAGAGCCCCGAGTTGAGGGCCCCGAACGCGAACGGGCCGGTATCGTAGAGGGTTGCGCCGGCAACCCTCATGGTATCGCCTACCTGGACCGCAGTCAGGGTCGCGCCGATGAAGTCGAACACCGCCATCGCGTTGTTGTTGACCGTCACCACGCACCCGGTGATCCCGGAGACGGAGCGCGCGGTCCGGAAGGTCACCGGACCGGTGGTCGCACGGAGCGCGTAGACGCTGTCCTGGCTGGACAGGAGCGCTACCTCGAGGACGGACGTGCCCGACGACAGCCCGGTGGACCGGGTACCGTCGAACAGGACTAGGCTGCCTCCCGGCGGGATGACCGGCTCCGAGGAGCTGGGGCGGGAGATCGCCACGCTGTTGATCTTCCGGGTCCAGTCGAACCCCCTCTGCTTGGGGTTGTCCGACACTCCCGTCGAGTCTCCGTAGGAGAGCAACTGTGAAATGACGTTAAGGATCTGGCTCATGTGCCCTCGTCTCGCATGATACTACGTCCCCGAAGATTAGGAGGGGTCGTCCCCTCCGAACGTCCAGAAGATGGTCTTGGTCTGGTTGGCCCCGCTGACGTCCCCCTCGGTCGCAAGGGCGCGTGCCCGCTGGGTGATCCAAGATTCATAGACCTGGTCCTGGTGCGGGATGACCCCCATGACCCTCGGGTCCGGCGGCGGCCCGCCCTTCTCGGTCCCGACGATGGCCTTCCCGCCTTTCCCGAAGAGGTTCTGGCCGCCGTACCGGACAGAGTCCATGGTGTCGGCGTACTCGTCGTCGTCCGGCTCGTTGGTCGGCTCCCCCTCGGAGTCGAGCTTGTAGGGGTGCTTCTTGAAGCCGTTCCGGAGCCACTTGTTGTCCTCGTGATCAAGGACCTTCAGGCGTCTGACGTTCATGGCGTCCACCACCTGGGTCTTCACGCAGGCGATCCCCAGCTGGACGTCCTTGGTGAACTTCTTGCACGGCATGCCGTTCTTCTTGAACATCTGCATCATGCCGGGCTGGCTGGGGTCCATGAACCAGCGTCGGATCTTGTACCGATCCCTGATCCCCTTGGCGACCGACACCTGCTGGTCTGGATCGAGCCCGGGGATGGCCACGCTATCGACCAGCCACCACTCGCCCATGACCTGGGCCCCGACCACGATCGCGAACGCGTGGCGGTAGCCCCAGTCCCCCATGGCCTCGAACTTGACGCCCTTCTGGAGCATCAGGTCGACCAGGATCTTCAGGGTGAGGTTCTTGGGGGTCGGGAGCGCGCCGCCGGTGAAGCGCTCCCAGGCCTCCTGGAGGGTCATCAGGTTGCCCTTCTTGGGAGTCTCATCGTACCGGGCATACACGAGGCCGGCGGAGCTTGGCTTCCAGCACATCAGCTGGGCCTCGGCCATGTCCGACTCGGTCCCACGGAACTGACCGATCGTGAAGGCGATAGGCTTGTACAGGCCTCCGCGATCGCCAGGTGGGCGGTGGGCCAGGCGGGTCCGACAGACCGGTAGGAGCGGGCAGCTGGCGCACCCCGCGTAGGCCTCGATCTTCGAGTACTCGGACTTCTTCTCTTCCTGGAGCGAGTCGTACTCCTCCGGGGACAGGTTCCTCAGCGGCAGCTTGGGGTGGATGTACCGCTGGACCTTCGGAAGGTCAGGGCGATGCCTCTTCTTAGGGCACCGCTCGGTCACGTCGATGATGTTCCACCGGAGGAGGGTGTCGCCCGAGTTCGGGATGTTCTCGATCTCCTTCTCCATCATCCCGAACGCGAACTTGCGGGTCGAGGTCTTGATGGTGATCGGGAACTGCCCGGTGGCGCCGTCGTAGCCGGGGATGAACTTGGCCTCCGCGTACGCCTTCGGGAACCGCATGACGTCGACCTCGTCGATCGTCAGGATGTTGGTATGCTCCGAGTTCGCACCCTGGAGGGTCGCG